CTGCTGCCAATATTGGTTTCATTTGCCTTCTTAAAATCTTCAATATTTCCAAACGTTTCATGCGATCATCAGACAATAATTTTATCTCATTAATCACACCTTCCATTCCTAAAATTTGAAAATCTTTGTTCATAACGTTCTTGTAGCGGTTAAAAATAACCCTTCACGATCTAATTCTTGTATCTCAATAATGTCGTAATTTGTAGCATTGTAAACCACACGCATGCTTTCGTTAATTCCTGCAAAGTATCTAATTTTAAACCTGATCTTGTTAGTTGCCGTTACCTGATCCGCGTTTATTGCTTCCGTACCGCTTACCTTTTGAACATTGGCAAATGCCGTGTGGAAAGTGTCCCAAGTGGTGGTGTATTCACCTATGGAATTTGTGGTAAAATTTTGTACCTGTATTACTATCTTTCTATCTAAACGGCCAATGTTCATATTTCTGTTCTTTGACTAATTAAAGAAAGTTGGTACATGGTGCCGCGTGAAATTATTCTACCAGTAGAACCAAGTATTTCATTTTGTCTATTCTCAAACATATCAGCAACTAACATTCTAAGTGCTTGCTTCACCATTGGATCGGTGTTGGCCAATGTGGTAATTTCAACTTCGATTGCAAAATCTTTCACATAAAGTGATGGTAAATTACCTTTTAATTCAATGTAAGAATATAAACCATTATTCCAGTGATAATTATCAGTACTTAAAAGAGTACGTGTATTATCCAAATCATAGTAGTAAATAGCTATTGTATCTACTTTTGCAACATCAACACGGAAATCATCCCATTCTTGCATGTAGCCCAATATAGACCCCTTCACAAAGATTGCAGTTTCATTGTACAACCAAACATGAGCGCTTGCCAAATAATCGTTTATAAGGTCATCAAATGAATCATCAAGGATGTTTAAATGTCTTTTTGCCTCAACCAAAGTCAATGCCCAATTTTCAACCGGTGTGTATGAGGTTATTTTTTTATTTCTTATCATTTTTTGATTATAAAAAAAGGGATAGGCACAACACCCACCCCTTTTATATTAGTTATTAGTTAGGATTAACCTAATGTTCCAACTGAAATTGCACCATCTTGAACAAGGGCCATATCCCAGTAAGAATTAAGGATTAATCTGTTGGTTCCTTTGATTGCCTGAGTGTAAGGATCCATAAGGATTTCAACACCACCGAATTGAGCAACGTAAACTTTAGACCAATCTCCATAATAGATTGCAGGGTTAGTTATGTCAGCTATTTGGTTGCTGAATTTAGCCATCATACCCATGATCATCTCGTTAACGATAAGTGGAGAAACACCAGAAACTTGTGCTGCTGCGTAAACATCGCTAAACAAATCATTTGAGATTGCAAAACCTAAATTACCTCTGTTGTGGTTATTAGATTGTACTTCTTCCATAAGTGCCAAAACAAGTGCGCTAATTGAAGCGTTTGTTACTGGAGTTTTTCCGTCTGCTAACCATTCAAATGCACCGTTTGCGGTGTCATCTGTAAATGCTGCATATTCGAATTTAGCACCAACCGCCTGAGCAATTGAATTTCTAAGTGCAGTTTCTAAAGAAGAATTTGCTTGAAGTGCTGCTTGCTTGCTGAAATCAACATAAGCCGCAAGTCTTCTTGGTGCAAGGTCTTTTTTGCTCATTGCAGTTCCGCCATCGATAGCATCAGAAACTTCAGTTTCCCATTGTGTGCTAACTGCACCTAAGATTGGAATACGTTGGTCTGTTGATGTAGAGATTCTTGTTACTCCAAGATCGCCAAGTATAGTGTTTGCATAAACTGCGTCAACAAAAGATAATTGCTCAACACCAGATGTTCCATTTTCAGTAACAACTGCTCTGTTCAATATCATTGAAGGGATAACGATTCCGTTAGAAGAACGACCGATTGCGTTCATTTCTTTCTCACCTTCTTGAGCCATTTCAAGTTCAACGCCTTCAAGTTTACCACCAAATGCGGCTCTTACTGCTTTACCGAAAGAAAAGTCTCTTACTATTTCTTTTTCCTCTTTACTTACTGATGCAACTGGTGCGCCAGATAAATTTGCTGCTTTCATTCTAATTTCTTCTAATTTTTCTGTTTTTGGTAACTCTTCAACTAAAGTTGTAAGTCTTTCCATGTTAGTATCGAAAGATACTTTTTCTTCTGCGGTAAAATCTCTATTTTCACCAGAAACTAAAGTTTCCAATGAATCAAGGATATTTTTTACGCTTCCAATTTCCTCACGTATTTCTAAACTGTTTTTCATTTTATTGTATTTTTTATTTACCTTACAAAAATTCTACTTTTATTTATAGGTATTTTGTAACTATTTTAACCTTTGCATAATTTCTTAAATCCGCTTTGGTATCAAGGCCCATTTCAACCGGTGCAACTTCTTCAACATTTTCCAAAGATTTTTTAATTTCATCAACTTGGTCTGCACTTCTTTTGAAAGCATCCTTGTTTGATCCTGCACTAACAATTGACCATTCAATTAATTCTTGGCGTGTGAAGTAGATTGTACCACTATCTTCACCATTGTCAACATTGCCGTAACGATATTCATGTGGAATGGCCCCAACTGATGCCATTTTAAGAATACCATCCTGCATCTTATTAAATACTTTATCTGCAAGTGGGTTATTGCCTTCGCGCTCAAATGTAACCTCACCTATCAATGAATCATCTTCTATGTAAACTCTGGATGTTCCAATTATTGTGTCTGGGTTTGAATCACTTGTGACATGGTTATATGCCACTATTGGATTACGATTGTAGTTTTCTAAATCCCAACCGGCCAACTTGAACACGGTTCCATGTCTGTCAATTGATTCTGTTGATATAACAAATTCCGCAGTTCTTTTTTCAGCATTAACGCCGCGAACCTCTGCAATTCTTTCTATTTTATTCATTATTTTGGTATGTCTTTTTTATAATATTCGGCCATTTGCTCTATTGGAATTCTGTTGATTTGAACATATCGTTCATCACCATTTTCAACTGAGTTTCTATCTTCTAATTCAAGAACGTCATTAATTGTGTAAGCCCCGATGTCTGTCATCAATCGATAGTATTCGCCTTTTGTTTTTACATCAGTACGAAGTAAACGATCAACATTATGTTTGAAATAATGGTTGCGTTTTTCGCTTTCTTTTAATAACTTTCTTCTATACTCTTGTTCAATTTTTTCAATCCATGAACCAATGCCATAAGTAACAAATTCAATACTTTGATGTTCAATGTTTGAAAAGGTTGCGCCATCCATCTCATTAATCATGTGTGATGGTATTCCCAGAATCGTTGCAATTTCATTCTTTTGGAATTTACGTGTTTCAATAAATTGCGCATCTTGTGGTGGTAAGCCTAAACGATGGTACTTTGAACCTGCATCCAAAATGGCGGTGCCACGTGTGCCATTTGCACCATAGTTATTTGACCATTGTTGACTTATTGCATCTTTGGTTTCTGGCTTTAAAACACCGGCGTACTCGATGAAGCCGTCTATTCTGGTTCCGCGATTATAAAAATCGGCACCGTAATCTTGTGCAGCTATCGAAAGCCCTAAATTCTGCTTGTGTGCTTGAATTGCGCTTAAACCGATTACGGGATCCGATCCAAAACCTCTAAGATTTATAATATCTCTATCTTTTACAAGTAAACTTTCTGTTTTGTTTGCCGCTTCTTTTACTTCAACCTTCCAGTATAATTCATCGTCATATTTCAACGGTTCACAAATCTCACGTGATACGTTTACAAGTCCGGTTGGTGTGCCAAATCTATCACGTTCAATAATAGCTAAACCATTACCGTGATTGATTGCTGATGTAATAAGTATTTGTGTGAAGTCAAATGCACAGGTTTGATAATTAGATTCTGCATTTAAAAGGTATTCAACCGGATGGTCAACCATTGAACGAGTGCCATTGACCTTTTTAAATACATCAACTGGCAACATTGCAACTGATTCAGATATTCTTCTAACACCGGCCCAATATGCACTTAATCCAAATACACTTTTTTCGTTTACCGGTGTACGCCCAACCATTCCGCCAAAATTGGCATTTAAGAAACCAGTCTTTTCTTGTACAAATGGATTTATGCGCCTAACCTCGAAGCCTAATATATTCATCCTTGCAAAAATCTTTTAATTTTATTTGTAATAATTGTAATTTATTTAACTAAAAGTTTTTATCATAGTTTTTACGCTCAACTTCCAGTTTGAAATAGTGAAAAGATGCAAGTCCATTAATGTGTGAATCAGTTGGGAAAAAATACTTCCAACCTTTTGAATATCCCCTTGCAATGTAATAAAAAAATGCTGCTGCTAATTTGCCACTTGATTTTTTAAACACAACTGTGGCGGTGTGGTCTGACATTGAAATTATTTCATCCACTTCAAAAGTTTCATTGTTAAAATTGCCTTCACGATCTGTCCTTGAAAATCTTTGTGCAACATTTTTACATTCGATGTCTAATTCTTTTGCAATTTCTTTGTTCATTTAGTTTTTTTTACAATACGTTTTTTCTTCTCAATAGATTTGTTTTTGTGTCGAATACTTTCGCTTGCCTTATAACTTTGATAGTTCTTGTGTGGTTTGTAATGTGGAAAGTAGATGTTGATTTCTTTCACACACGCATCATATGCCATTTTTCGCACTTTTACCCTTTTTAAGTGTTTATGAAATAACTCATCTATGCCTTTGCAAATAGCATCAATTACATCCATTGGAATATCAAGATTTGGTTTGTAGCTACTTACTACCGGACCGCGATCTTGACTATTTGCCAAAATAACACGATATGAATCAAAGTCTTTGTAATGTTTGAAATTAGGTGCATATTCCCGAACTAAATCAAGTGCAGCATCATAGGCATCTTCTTGATTGTTATTTTTTAACATTTGTAAAAAAATGAAATCAAAATTCTTTTTGTAATTGAGTACATTGTACACTGGTTCTGTTAGTATCATATTATGTATAAGTTTCCTTGTTCTAAATAACTGTTGGTATCTTCAGGATTGTCCAACCATAGCCCATAAGCCATGACGTTTGAAATTAATCCATCTATTTTTTTGCTTGGTGCCTTAAAATCCTTTTCAAGTTTTATGTTTCCGGCAGGATCACTTTTCACACTTGCGTTTCCTGCCATCCATCTCAACACCGGATTGCCAAAGTGGTTAAACTTTCGACTTTCAATTGCGGCCTGCATTTCTTTTGTTGGTGCATTCATTGATTTGAATCCCTGCCTAAATTCAATTAAGTCAAGGCCCTCATCCATTAAGCGCGGTGCAATGTGGTGACTATTCCAATTATCGTATGCAATTGACTTAATTTGGTATTTTTTGTTTAATTCACCCAATTTATAAATTATGAAGTCATAATCGACTACATTTCCATTTGTTTCTTCAATATGGCCATCTCTAACCCATTCACGATATTGGATGTTGTTTGTGTCTGCTGATTGTGTCCCTTTGTCTTCAGGCAACCAAAACCAATTTTTTGAATAGTATTTGTCTTCTATTTGCCATACCAAACTGAAAGCGGTGATGTCTGAGCGTGAAGAAAGGTCAAGGCCACCATAACAAGGATAGTCTTTTAAAATACTTTCATCCATTTCCCATTGGCTTGCATTCCAGATTTCATCATTTATCCACCCATCTTTTGATTGTGTCCAAATATTTAGGTAGTATCTTTTAAATGAATTCAAACTTGATGCACTCACCATAGCTTTGGCCGCTTCCTTTTCGTATGCCCTTTTACCGATTGATATGTTATAATTTGGATTTGCTTTGATCCATGTCTTTTCATCATAGGGATCATCTTCATAATCGGCCCCATACACGCAAACAAGTTGTGATTCATCAGTTGTCACACCTTTTGCCACATTAATTGCGTTTTCATGCCTTTGGTATCCAATACCATACAAATCAGATCCGGCCGTTGTAATTATGAAAGATAACGGTTGCTTTCTTGCCCCTTGTGATTTTTCAACCATTTCAAGCACCTCATTGTTCTTGTGAACATGAAGTTCGTCAATAATTGCCAATTGTGGATTAATACCATCCTCGCCCCCTGCTTCTTTACTTAATATCTGGTAAGTTTTCAAACCACCGATGTGATCCGGTGCCGTGATTGAATTACGATAGATGTTACATTTAGATTTTAGTCGTGGACTTTTTTGAATAACTTGCTTTGTTGCTTCAAAAACTAAACCCGCTTGTTTGCGGCCCCATGCAACACCCACAATTTCGGAACCACCCTCACGTTCTATGTCTATAAAAATACAAGCAACTGATGCAGCCAAAAACGATTTACCGCTTTTCTTTGGAATTTCAATGTAGGCACTTGTGTATTTTCTTAAACCTGTGTCTATGTGCTTCCAACCAAACAAAGGCCTAATAATGTCGTTCTTTTGCCATTCTTCCAAAATGAAAGGTTTACCGGCCAAATCACCTTTAACGTGTTTCACATTTTCTTCAATGTACTTCACAACCGTATTGGCGGTTTTATCATCAAAAAAGTATTTATCTAAGTCTATTTTTGAAAAGTCTGTTTTATATGCCATCACCGTAAATATCTGTGTTTTCGTCTGGTTTGTTTTGCAAGGTTATTCGTGTGCGTGCGCTTGGACTGAATCCAAATTCTTGAGAAAGTCTTATGAAATCCTTGCGCAGTTTGTTTAGTTCCATGTATAAAGGATCTAATCGTATTGTTCCTTTGTCATCGGTGTATGTTCTGCCTTTGGTATGTTCCTTTAAGTATTCCATTTCACCGTAAACATAACAATATTCTTTAAACATTGAAAGGTCTATAAATGAAATGTAGCCGTATAGTTTTAAGGCTTGACTTAATTGTGTAATCCATATTTCTTTTCCTTTTTCACTTAGATCTTCTGGTGGTGTTGGCAATTCATTATGAACAAATTTAAGTTTGTCCGAATCCCCAATGTCATCACCATGCCTTGATGGTTGATAATAACCTTTTTTGACTACAAGTGATTTTGGTGGTGGTGCTGGCCCTCGTGTTCCCATGTTTTATTCTATTTTAACCCTATTTTCAAAATCTAAAACTAACTTATGCAAAATAAAGTG